TCGTTGTCTGTGTTTTTTAAACCCGCCGTACCACCGGTATGCATGTCGTAAGTGTGTAGATATTTCATATCATAACCTCTTATCACGACTAAGTCGTTATCGTTAGTTACCATTATAAACTGCTCTACAGTAGCATCTCTAAATATTTTAACAAAAAACTTACCGTCAAACTCTGGTTTGTCTTCAAATTCATCGTGAGTTATTACTAACTGTAGTCCTGGTGTTCTATTAGCAAATGATCCTCCACAAATAGAATCTACCTCGTCGTCAAACTTACCTTCAATAGTTATTCTATATCCGTCACCAGCTCCACCAAACTCGTTGTTAGGTCCAACTATATCTATTATTTTATAGTACTTAGTTCTGCCACCGGTTATAGTTTGAAACTTTAAACTACACTCTGAAGCTCTAGAAATTACGTTAGCAGCAGATTCTACATCAAACGTTGAGTTAAATTCATTTGCTCTAACCGTAACAAAATTACCATCTGACACAGGAAATCCTTGACCAGTAGTTCCAAAGAAAGCGTTTAAAATAGTATCGTAAGTTCCGTTAGTTAAAGTTCCTTGTGTGTCTCTATCTAACTTTATATCTTGTGGAGCTTCGTTTTCTATAGCTAGTATTTTATATCTGGCAGGCTCTGTTACTGGTATAGGGCTGTCGTGACCTTTTTTTAATTCTAAAAAAGTTTCTTCGTCTACTTTATTTCTATCAGATGATGCAAATGAAATCCATATATTACCATCTTCAGCATGATACCAGCGATCCATTGCCATGTTGTAATACTCGTTAGAAGTTTCTTTTATAAAAAACTTAAACGACTTAGCCCAAGCTGGAGCATTATTTTTAATAGAAGAAACAAAAGAAGTAGAGTCGTTACAAAACTCTTTAGCTATGGATATTGATCCACCCTCTTTGTCTGCAAGAACAGGTGTTTCTCTACCAAACTCATCTTTATAAACGACACCTAACTGATATGTTCTTTGGCTTTTTATAGACTTAGTAGGTGTTTCTATTTGAGTCCCTAAGTCTGCGTAGCTAGACACGTTTAAACTTAACCCAAGTTCAGGCGTTACTATGTTATTACTAACATCTACAACATTGTAGTTTTGTATGTAATTACCATATATTAATCTATTAGCAGAAACTTCTTGAGCCAGCGCTTTTCTTGGAACGTTGTCCCAAGGTCTTAGCAATTGATTAGCAGGTACTACAGCGTGTATTAACTCTGACTCTATTTTTAAACTACCTCTAAATGGTAGCCCATCGTTAACTGCACTTCCCGCACCAACACTATAACCAGCCAAGCCTAGCTCTAAAGGCCAAAGAGGTTGTCCGTCAGACTGCTTTATTGTTTTTACTGTATATACAGTTGTAGACTTGTCTTCTTTGTATAATACGTCTATCTCAGTTATATCTTTAGGTCTCTCACTAGGGTGTGGAGCATAGTTTTCTACTCTAAGACTTCTAAGCCTATTAACCATACCTAAGTTGTAACCTTCTTTAGGATAATGATCAAACGGACCTGGTAAAAATGCTATCTCAGAAAATGGAGCAAACGGCGAATATTGACCGTCTACATATTTATATCTATAAGAAAATCTTGGAAACTTAAACTCAAACAAAGAATTGCTCTGCTCTAGTATAACAAAGAAGCTAGCAGAGTTACCTAACTCAGGATTTATAGTTGTTATTTGTATAGTGTAAATGCTTGCGTCATTAGGATCTACAGATAATACTTGAGCTCTAATGTCAAAGTCTGTAAAAGAAAGAGGGTTTTGAGAGGTATCCGAAGTTATCAATATAAAGTCTCCTGCTTCAAATGAAACTTCTTCTTGTAAAACTATTTCTATAGTAGCTCCAGTTCCAACTACGCTGGTAGGAAACTGCGTTGAACCTTCTCCAAATGGCCCAATTAATTGTATAAAAGGATTGTTTAAAGTAACACTTCCACCATCTGGACCTCCAGGAGTTTCAGTAACGCTTGTTGGATTATATGGTGAATCAACTCTTAGACTTCTATTATCAGAGCTTGCTGACATCCTTAAGGTAGGTGGAGCTAAAGGACTTTTTCTTATTGTAGTATTGTTTTCTAGCTCAGAGTACACTGGAACGTCAGAGTCTAAAATACTAAAGTTTGTAACTACCTCAAACCCGTCGTCAACAAAGCTACCATCTTTTCTTCTACTAACAAGTCTTGTGTGGTAGTCTCCAGAGTTATTAGCACTAATGTTTAAGGCGTCGTTGTCAGATCCAGTACCTAATATAGATCTTTTTATGTTTACGGTCTTAGGCTCATTGACATTGTCCGTATACATTAATAAGTCTTCAACTATGTTTATAGCTGTTATGTCTGTGTTTCTATTAAAGCTTAAAACAGATCTTGATGTAAATGTTATTAGCCCTGCTGCAGCTGCGAAAGATTCGTTATCGTGAAGCAAGCTATTTCCTTCGCCAATATCTACAGCTTGAACTTCAATGCCTGAAGAGCTCATCCCTTTTCTTATACCAAACGAGCTAGAAACTTTTACTTGAGGAATTCCAAGTCCTTCAAGTAATCCAAAGCTAATTAAATTTGTTGTAACCTTGTAAATATCTACAAAAACAAACGTAAAATTGTTTTCGTCTATATTGTATTTTATTATATAGTTTTTTTGCAAGACATTTCCATCTGCGTGGTTAAACTCATTTCCTGCTACTAGATAGTATATGCAGTTAACTTCGTTGTCGACTATTGATCCTACGCAATATCCACCTTCAGGTATAATATTCACGGAAACCTCTGTGTTACCAAGAATATTTTCCAAAGAACCTACATTACTACCATCAGAAGTAGAAACCTGTACGTTTAATGCATCTCTATATTGACCCGCAGGAACAAGACGCTCATCAAGATCTTTGTTCATTTTGCCCTTAGCAAAATTTCTATTAAATTCTGGCATATTTTATTTTATCCATTTAGACTTACCTCTCATAATTTGAGTAAGCTCTTGAGTTTTGTAATTTGATAATCTAAGCTTTGCTTTTCTTAGCTCTGCAAATCTTTCTTTCTTTAGCATTTGAATTGTAGCTGGACTATAGTTTGATCCTGTAGATACTATACTGTAAGAAACGCATTTGTAAAAAGCTTCTTCAGCTAGCTTAGGTACTAGTGCATCTCCATCATCAGCTAAGCCGTCTGTTATGTAATCAATAACTATTGTTTTACCAACTAGACCTGGGCTAAAGTATATGTGACCGTTAGCATAGTCAAAGTAATAACTACCATTTGTTTGAGCATGCTCTGGTTCTATTCCAAATCTTTGCCCTAAAGCAAATTCAGCGTGCCCGTCATTGTAGTTAAAGTCAGCAACTTGATCTTCGTTGCTAGAAGTATTTTGAAAGTTTTTTGTAGTAACAGAGTCTTCTTGAATTAAGCCTGTAACAACTACATCTCCTACGGCTGGCTCGTTAACAGTTTCCCACCACTCGTCTGTATCTCTTTCAGTAGCTTTTTCGTTTTGTTTTACTTGAGGTCTAAAAGTATTTTGAGTATCTCTAGCTGGATACAAAGGATGCTTTATACCAGATCCGTCTACGCAGAAAATATCTGTATGATTAACAAAATCGTGTGGCATTGGTATATACATCCTATTATCAAGATCAAACTCCCAAGTCTTTTTAGATCTTAAAACATCGTAGTTCATTTCTTGTAAAGCTCTACGACCAAAAAAGAAAACATCTTGCCTGTTAGCTTTTGATATTATTTTGTTTTCACCTACGTATATCATTAAAAACGTGCTTACCAAAGCATCTAAAGTTTGGTATTGATAAGAGCCGTGATTAGAAGAAATGTTGTAGTAATTGCTTATCGTTGAGTTGCTGTACTGTCCCATTATGATTTTTCATTATTGCTTTGCTCTGCTACTTCAGCTTTAGCTAAGGAAGCAAGGCCAGGCTTGTTAATAGTTATACCACTTAACATAAGTATTCTATATACTAGATTAGTTTCTTCAGACGGATGCAAATCAAAATTTGATGCTCCGTTAGCATTGTATAAGGCTTTTTCATTTACTACAACATAGTCCCAGTTAACCTTGTTAGGCACTCGTATGTACCCTATTGATATAGTGCCTGTAAATTGTTGACTAGAATTAATATAAACCTTTATTAGATTTACATTGTCATCAGTGAACGCTGGTCCTCCTGCGCTATCGTTAAACATACGAACATATATAGGTGAGTTGTCGTGCGCTTGCGCGGCATAGACTGCTCTAGCTTGATTTTTAAAATCTTTAAAAGTAACTTGCTGGGCCGTAGGACTAAGAACATCCGTGCCAGCACTAACTCTAGTTAGCCTATACATAAGACTACTGTTTGGCAATATGTGCCCGTTAGTCTTTGCTTCAGTAAAGTTTATTGTATCTGAATCAACTAAAAACCTAGATATTTTATCTTGAATGTAGTCAACAGAGTCTGAGTAACTCGAATCGTTACCAGGGTTTCTAAGATATTGATTTAAGTGGTGAAAATACTCTTCGAATATTTCCATCTGCGATTGATTCGCTAGAAGGTTAAACTCTTGCGGAGTTATATAACCTCTTTGTTCTTTATTTGCTAACGCCAGTACACGTTGGTATACTGTATCTACACTTACCATATAATTATCTTTTATAGTTAAGTAGCCACCCTATAAAGAGTGGCTACTCTCCTATAAAGTAATTACATACTTAGTTGCTTTTCTATGTTAGAGTATATATCCATACCTTCGTCTGTTTTAAACCAAGCGGCTAAAGCAGAATATGGGTGCTCGTCAAAAGGAACTGTCATGATTTTTCTATCATTTGATCCCCACATAAAGTATCGTTGATCTTTAGATAATTTAATAATTCCAGCTTCAACAGCTTTAATACCAAAGTTTCTAAGCTCTACGTTTTCATCTTGAACAAGCTCTAAGAATAAAAGAGGATTTCTCTTTGCAAACACTAGACAATCTCGCTTAAGCTCCTTAGAACTCATGTCTGATACCTTAGATCCTAACTCTACCCTCATTATAGCTTCCATCTTATCTATATCTAAAGTTCTAGCTAATACTAGTGCGTCAGCTTCTAGCTCTAAGTAATCTAATTCTTCAGCAGCTCTTACTTGAGGCTTGTGTTCGCTGTAAAGCTTGTCTCTCATTGGATGATACAAAGATAATAGCTTTTGCAGAGTTACTTTCTCTCTTGGAACAAACAAAGCTCCATTTCTAAACATAATATGAGCCAGCCTTTGGTCGCCTTGCATTTCATCAACAAATGAAGTTCTTTGATTTTCACAATACTTTAACTCTCTTTCATAACCTTTGTCTTCATCAAAGTAATATATACCTGAAGACTTCATCGAATAAGACAAAGCGCTTCTATTTTGATTTAAGTAATAAATCCTATCCTTAACTTCCCAAGAAGGTTTTATAGGTTCAACTTTTTTAGGTTTTGGTGTTTCAACAACCGGTGTTTCAACAACAGGTGCCTCCACCTCTTTTTGTGTTTGTTTTTTTGCCATGATATAATATAATAAAAAATTAAAAAAAAAGATCGGGGCCGAAGCCCCGACCTAATAATTATGCTTACTTCATTAACATGAAGTTGTTAGCACCTTGAGTAACCAAACATCTTTCAGATAAATAGTTTACTTGCATTGCATCTAGATCAGATGTGATGTTTCCACCAACAGATCCAGTGATCCAAGTTTTCATTTTTCTATCGTCCATTTGAGAAGCTCTATAACGTACGTGTAAGAACGGACGCTTTAAGTTTCTACCTAACGTTTGATCGTATACAGTTGATACACCAGCTGGTATTACAACACCACGGATACCAAAGCCTACAGCTCTATCGTTGATAGATCCACGAGTAGCTTTATCGTTTAAGTATCTCATGTCAGACTTATAGAAGTCGTAAGATCCTCTACGGAATCCAGAGAAACCTAAGTTAAGCGCCATGTCTTCGTCGTTGTTGAATACTCCGTAAGAAGTACCACCAGCACCGTAAGAATTCATAGAAGCTAACATGTCATCAATTGCTAGAGACGTAGCTCTGTTTACAAACATCATGTTTTCTTCAATAGCACCTTGCTTATCAAACTCCGCTAAGATAGCGTCAAACTCAGCTAAATCAGTAGCAGCGTTAACACCAGTAACACCAGTAGTAATATTACCACGGTTTTCAATAGCAGCGAATAAACCTTCAGTACCGAAGCTATCGCCTGATGCAGATAAAAACTCGTCAAGATCAGAGTCAGCAGTACCAGTTGCAGCAGCTGCTCCTGGAACACCTTTAACAGCTTCTAACATAGTCATCTCTAAATAGTCAGTGAAACGAGAGCGAGTATCGCCTTCAGCTTTCAAGTACCATAAGTAACCATTCTGTCCGTCTTCACCAGCTATTTCTACCCAACCAATTTGAGACACGTCAGATCCGTTGATCTCATAGTAGTCTTTCATTATGATTGGCTTGTTGCTGAATGATTTGTGCTGTGGCTTAACAGATTTAGCACCTTCTGCAGCTGATCCTTGACCTACCGCTCCTTTACCAAATTCAGAACCAACAACTAATACTGTACATGCTACTGTTCCTGTTGAGAACGAAGCTGAGTCATCAATTTCGTCATGCTCGTAAGGCTTAACAGTAACTACATCAGCTGTACCAACTAAAGCGTCTGTACATAAACATTTGATTACACCTTCAGAAGTAGCTACTACAACTTGGTCGTTTAATCTAATACCGTGCGTAGTAGTTAAAGCGTTTCCGTCAATATCTTTTTGGATAGTTAATTCACCAGTTGCAGTGTTAATTTGGCCCGTATAAGATAAGTGAAGTCTACCTTGCTCTGTCCAAATTACTTGATCAGAAGTCATAGACTCTTCAGCACCTACTTGAGATAAAAAACCTGCGATAGTTCTCGGTCCGAAAACTTCAGCTTCAGCCTCAATTAGGTCTGGTAAATATTGCTGTGCCCAGTCATTGCCTGCACCGCTTGTAAAATCGATGTAGTTCGAAGATAACGTAGCTCTCACTGGAGCAGCTACACTATTCAGACCTCCACCGGGATTTGAAATTGCCATAATAAATATGTTTTTAAGTTATGGAAGAAAACTATTTCCTTCCTTTTTTTATTCTAACTTTAAAATCTGAAGAAGAATCGCCGCTCAATACTCTGTACTTAGTTCCGCCAACTACAACCTCTTTGTTTGTTTGCCTAGGATCCATATTAATGTTCTTAGACTTTTCAACAGAAGTTTTTAAAGCATCAGCTTTACCTTGTTCGTAGAAGTGATTAGCTATAGCATCAGCGTTCATAGCGGTATATAAACCTTTATGATAGCCCGCCGCATCTTCTATTGATCCTTCTTTATTCAAAAACTTTTTGATAAAGTTACCAATATCGCTCTGGGTTTCTTTAACGCCATCAACATCTTTAACATTAAACCTATACTTCTTTTCTCCAACGTTATATTCAAAACCTTTGAACTTATCAGAAAATAATTTTTCAGTTTTACTGTTAAACGCGCTTTGAATCTTTTCGTTCTTTTGCTTGCTTACTTCAGATTCTTTGTTATATCGATTAAAAAAATCCATAGCTTTCTTCGCCTCTGGCGGAAGCTTTGAACCAGCTTTAATCTCATCGTAATATTTAGACTTTTGCCCGTCTAAGTAGGCTTTCGCTTCGGCAACTTGCTCTTTTAAAGCGATTTTCTTTTTTCTTATTTCTTTGTCATCGTCAACATCTTCGTCAAAGCTAAAAGTTTCGTCCATTAAAAACTTTCTTTCTTCAGCGTCAAGATGAGGTTTTGTTACTTTATAGTACTCTTCTAAAGCAGTTAGATTGTCCATCTCGCTATAGTCTTTGTTTAGCTTGACATAATCCTCAACAGTACCACCTGTTTCTTTCATGAAGTCTACTAGCTTCTCTACGTTCTCAGGAAGATTTGTTTCAGGCGCTTCTTCAGCTATTATTTCTTCGACAGCTTCTTCAGCTTGCCCCTGCTCTTCTTCGGTAATTTCTTCTAGTACTGGCTGCTCTTGTGCTTCGTTTTCCGCTTGTACTTCTTCTTGTTTCGGTGCGGAGTCGGTAGCTTCATCGCTTCCAGCCACTCCTGCCTCGTCAACTCTACTTTCTTCAACATCTTCTTTTTTGCTTAAGTCCACCTTGTGAACTGTTTCTTCTGGTTTCTTTTTCAAGCTTACCTTAGTTACGTTTTCTTCTTGTACTTCTTTTGTTTCTTCCATAATATAAAATATAATAATTAAAACTGATTCATATTCAAGCCAGTCCCTAATTCATCATTACCTGCTGACTCAAACTTTTTACTCGCTGCTTGATTTTGCTTTTTATCTTCAACCATACCCTTGCCTTCTGCCTCTAACGCTCTTAGTTTCATATTGTACTGAAACTCTGCTTCCATTAAGTCTTTCTTTATTTGAGCTTCTTGCTGTAGCGTCTTTGCTCTAAACTCTGCTTTAGCTTGCTCTAACTGTATTTGCGACTGAGTCAATGCTTGTTGCTTTTGTGTTTCAGCCTGCGCTTGAGCCTGTGCGGTTTGTTGCTGAGCTTGTTGCTGCGCTTGAATATTTTGCTGTTGCATTGCTTGATCTTCTTTTACTTTTTTCTTTTCTTTTATTTTAAGAAGTTCATTAGCAAGCTTTACATTTTTAGTATTTCTTATGTCAATAGCATCTGATAACTTTATTATCTTTTGAGCTAAAGCCATTTGAATATTGTTTTCTAGTAGTTGTCTTTCTTCTTCATCAGGAGCTAGTTCAATGAATATACCAAAGTCGTAAAGATGTAGCTCTGACATTTCTTCTAATGTAGCCACGTTGTGAACGCCGATCTGTTGTAAAAAAGCATCTCTTGTTGGCGAGTACTCTAGTACATCAGATATTCTTAGTGATAATTGTTCTGCTATATCAGCAGTTAAAAATAAACCAGCTTGTAGTATATGTCTTGTTGCGGTGTTACTATTAGCTGCTGCTAGTTTCTGTACGCCAACTAAAGCGTTTCTATCAGGAGTACTACCATCTCTAGCTTCGTTCAAACCGGTTACGTCACGGATCATTTGCATGTAGTAGTTGTAGTTTGCAATAAGAGTTTGCATCTTACCACCAGCACCTTTACCGTTTGATATTTCTTGTATAGGTACCTTACCTGGGTTTGGATCACCATCTGCAGTAAATGATCTACCAATAACAGAACCTGTTTGGAAGAACATGTTTAAAGCTTCTTGAGGATTATAGTTTGTACCATTACCTAAATCTATTTCAGCTAAACCATCAGCATCTAAATATACACCATCAGGGACCATACGAGCCATAACTTGTTGTAGCTTCAAATGTGTAAGCTGTATCATATCAGCAAAGCCAGTAATACGACTTACTATGCTTTCTATTCTACCTTGGTACATACGCGGAGCAACAATACTATAGTTCATTTTAACTTTAGTCATATCGCTTTTAGATCGCATCATGTTCTCTGCCATCTCCCACTTAAGTAGTTTGTCAGAGCCAATTATTGTAGCTCCTTCATACAATACTTCAACCTGTCTTGATAGCTTAGCAAAGCCACCTTGCATATCTGTAGGTGGATCAAACTGATCGTCTTTTTCTATAGCTTTTTCTCCACCGCTACCAGTTTCTTTAAGCTTGTAAACTTCGTTCATGTAAGTCTTCCAGTTAAAGTATAAAACCTCAACTTGGTTTATATCTTGATCTCTTCTACCTTTATTGTATTCGTAAGTTCTACTATTGTTGTATTGTTGTATTTCTTCTAAATCTTCGTTTGATAAATGAGGAAACTCTTTTACAAGCTCATTTATAGGTACTGTTTTAACTTCTCCAATATAATAGACATCGTCAAAATAAGGAGACTCTGTGTAAGAATGTACCATCCTATCAGGATCAACGTACTCTACTTTAACACCTTCAGATGTACTAAACGTTGTTTTTACAGAGGCCATACCTAAAACAGCTAGATCATAATAAAGTCTTTTTCTAGTTAGTTCGTAGTTATTTCCTTGTAGTAATACACTTATAGCTTGCTCTTCTGCTAACTCAGTAGCTTGCTTATATGTAAGTTGCATGTGAAGTTCTAGCTCTTGCTCTGTCTCTGGTAAAGTTTCAGGATCGTTTTCTGCTAGATCCATATTGAGTTGAGCTTTAGCCACGGCGTCAAACTCTTTCATTTTCATGTCTCTAAGTACACTTTCCATATACTCAGTTCTTTTTGCCACGCCGTATGGATCTTGAGAAAATACTTTTATGTCGTAGTTTCTTTCTGTCATACCGTTAACTACAATGTCTACAAACTTAGGTATAACAGGAACTGGTTTCCAGTCTAAGTTCAAGTAGCTCAAGTCACCATTTATAGAAAGCTCGTTTTTATATTTTTGCACAGACTGTTCGCCTCTAGCGTAAAGTCTTAGGTTATGAAAGTTGTTTTTATTGCTATAAAATCTTCCGTTACCTCTTATGTTTCCGTCTTCGTTTCTATCAAACCATTCACCTTCAATAGCAAGCGCAACTTTTAAACCATAATCGTAGCTTATTTTTTCTACATCAGGTACTACCTGACTTGGAAAATTGTTTGTGTTTCTGTAAGCCATATTTAATTTTTAATTATTTTAGAGGTTACACCATCGTTACTATATTTAGATAGCGAAAAGTTTAGTGGTTTTTTTTCTTTTACGTTAACAGGTCTATACAAATGTCTATTGCAAGCCATTATTGCTAATCCAGAACTTATAGCAGCATCAAACTTAGTTCTTTTGTTTATATCAAACTTAGCCCAGTCGTTTAGCGTCTCGTTAAAATACATTGTACCAAAGCTACCATCACTCATCAAACCAACGTGATCGTTTATATACATCTCAATAGCGGCGGCGTGAGCTTGCTTAATGTCTTCACTAGAGTTTGGAATACCACCAACTTCTTTTTCCGCTACAGAAAGCTTGTTCCAAATTTTGTCTGGCCTATTCATACTAAATCCTCTATAGCCTCTTCGCTTGAGATGATAAAGTAATCTTGGTTTATTGTTCTCTGCTAATAACGGCATGCCATAAAAAACCAATGCCATTAGTATGTCTTCAAAAAATATTTCAGCGGTTTGTGGTCTTGCAATATATTCTAAAAAAAATGTATTAGCAGGAGCTGACTCCATGCTAAATTTAGTTAATCCATGAAGAGATCCGTTGGATCCTCTGCCATCCACTGTACCACTAATATCATAGCTATCGCAGCCAAAGGCGCCCATGTGTTCATTACCTGGATGCTTAACTCCATTTTTTATTATTACATTGTTTTGTAAATTAAAATCTGGAACCCAACTAAGTTTAAATCTACCGTTAGGATCTGGATTAAAAGTTACTACTGTATCTTTAACTCCATTGGCCCATTGAAAGTTTCCTGTGTTCAACACAGCAGAGCTACCTAAGCCATCATTGTAATCTATTTGTTCGTACAGTTTAACTAAGTTAAATATACTATTTTTTGTTTCATCTCTAAATGCATGCTCTTCAGTTCTTGGAAACTGACGATAAAATTCGTTCAAAGCATCTTGATCTCCTTTTAAACCTTCAACCTCATTTTCCCAATGCGAGACAACACCTACGTCTATTAGTTCGCCTTGTGGCCCTCGTACATCATGACTTGGGCTATCAAAAACAGGTTGTCCGTATTCGTCAATAAATCCTTCAAAGTTCCATTCCATTGGGATAAACAAAGAATATAAACCAGACTTTGTCTGTCCATTACGGTTTCTGCTTGTAGCATCTGAATCATTGTAAAGCTTTTTAAAATTATCACCACCTTTGTCTAACGAATTAGACGTTGACCCCATCATGCATTTACCAACTATACGAGCACCTAGCCTTAAACAAGTTTTAGTTACTCGCCAGTTGTTTAGAATATTATCAGGCCTTTCCCACTTGCCACTTTCATCGTGTACTAGTAGATTAAGTTTTTCTCCATCATAGCTGTTATCGCCTGTGTTTTTCCAATCAATAGTAGTATCAAGTCCAACCAGCTCTTCCTGCTTTTCGTTTGCAGTAATTTTTTTACGCGTAAACTTACTTGCAGGAACCCTATAAGCAAGTTCACTCTTAGGCCTGTCCATACCGTCTTGTATCGGTTTAAAGAAAAACGGATAGTTGACAGATATTGGTACAACTTTATCGGTAAACATTTTTTTAGCATCAGCACCACTTTTTGATAGTATTCCATATCTAGCATCACTCGATATAGTGGCTAAGTTAACAGTCTCAGCTGAGCTCATGAAAGAAAAACCACTACGTCTATTCTTTAGGTAGCACATGCCATAACACCTGCTGTCAGCTTTGCAAGCTTCCCAGAATATAAAGAATAGTCTGTTAGCCTCTCTAAAATCTGGAGCTCCAACGTCTATCTTGCTCCATTGAAGATACATGTAGTGGCTACCTGTTATATACGTAGATACACCGTTATTACTAAACCAAAAGCCTTGTTCACGATTTTTAAATTCATCATCAATAAAATCGTACCACTTTTCTTTTGATTCTTCAGGGTAACTTCTCCAGTCAAATATACTTTTTAATTTACCTAACTCTTTAGGGTACTCAAGCCTTTTCCATTTGTTTAATTCATTGGAGTGCACTTGCACTGGTTCCAACGGCAAAGCAACTTGCAACCCTTGTATTTCAATGATCTCACCGATTTTACCAGTTTTTGATATAACAATGATGTCATTTTCTTTATTGTATCCATATTCCCATTTACGTTTCTTGTTAAGTCGACTTATAGTAGTTCTCTTAACTGGTTCAATAATTTTATATAGTGTTTGATTGTAACTCATTTCGATCTGCCTTCCGCGAAGCCTTTGAATGCTCTGTTTTCTTTTTCTTCTTGTGTCTTTCCTTCCAGAATATTCTCTTCCTCTTGTATGCGGTTGAGTATTTCGAATGCATCAAATATAGCTAACTTTTTAGTAGCAGCAGCGTTCTTCAATCGATCAGTAGACACATCGTCCTCTGTGTTAGTTATAATTTGCTCTTGAGCAACTTTTATTAACTCATCAACAGCTTTACGCCCAGCTAGGATTATACGTTTCTTCGTTTCCTTTATGCTCATATTTAATTGTAATAAATTTATTCATGACCCTATAAAGCCTTTTACCTTCTACTATAAATTCGTATTGAGAAAAAGGAGTGTATCCTACTACTTCTCCAGGTTTATAAGTACCATCACTATATACTATCACACCTTTTGATTGGTGTTCTTTGCTTTCGTCGTAATTATCTTCACTAGTCAAAGGCTGGACAAACGAGTACCCAGGCATAGCCTTGTCTTTACATAAGAATACTTGATCAGGTGAAACTATATATTTTCCTTCTTTGAAGTAGGCTCTGCTGTTTTTTTCTTCTCCGTGCACGTTGTGCCATCTTCTGAATACGTTGTGGTGGACGATGACTTCGTCTCCAGGTGATATATCGTAATCCCCAACAATAGGGCAAGAGATAATAGTAGCTCTACGGTTAACATACTCATGGTTATACACTTCAGTGTTTAGTATTAGCTTTTTATCACCTAAAGATTTAGAGTTGTTGTATCTTTCTCCCGCTGGAGACACTACAAAACAATAAGGACTTTTCATTAATACTCTAGATTATATTCAATAGATATAGCCATATTCTTGTTGAAGTCTTTCCAAGGTAAAACTGTTTTACCTTTTCTAATGTATATAGAATACTTTTCGTCTTCTTCTAGAATATCGCAGATAGTATGCCCTCCATAGACCTCTTGGCCTACGGAGTAATGCATAGCGTCTATTTTGTAGTCTTTACCTATCGTTATTTTTCTTATCAGCTTCGTTGTTATCATCATTGTATTTAATTGTACCGTCAGCAATATTTACATCGTCTGTACCGTATTGTTTTTTAAATTCTTTTTGAAGTTCTTGAATAACTTGCTGCATTTGGATTATAGCATGAAGAGCCTCGTGCTTTCGAGTTTCTATTGCACCTATATCCATTTGAGCTTTGTTTATTGAAGTGACTACCTCTCTCATCCTAGAGAGTTGTTCGTCTGTAATTTTATCTGCCTTAGGTTTAAGGTCAACGATATTATCTCCTTTTGGAGTTTTTCTTTTTGCCATGATTTAATTTAATTTAAGTTAATTGTTAATCTTTAGTATTCGAAACCAAATCTTAATGAAATTGGATTTTTAGGTACAACTTCAAAGTCATCAGTTATAGCTGGAGCAGATGAAACAGTTATTAGTTCTTCAGCTACAGCAGTTATAGTCATATCCGCAGTTGCGTCAGCACCACTTGAAGCGTTCGCAGCGTATATAACATCACCAACGGCAAACACTTCGTCTGCGTCATTACCGTCTACAACTACAGTCAAGTCGTCAGCGGAGTGAGTTCCAGCTATTAACACGCCTGTCCCAAAGTTCAATGAGGATTCAGCTACGCCAGCTACATATATAGTTTGGTATCCAGCCCTAGTAGCCCCAGCAGGTTCACCTTCTAAAACTAAACCTTGAAAGTTAGGGTTAGTACCTGTAGAGAAGTTACTTCCAAAAACATTATAAGAGATCATAGAGTCTAAAACAGCGTCAGCTTGCTCTCCGAAATCTACACTGTAATAGCCTATGATATTGTTTCTACACAACATTGTGTTAACAGAATCTACAGCAGAGTTTATTGTTCCTAAGCTAGTTGGGGCAGCACCGTTTATAGATTTAGCAAATATTAAATTAAATAGCTCTCCTTGTTGCGAAGCAGTATCAGTACCCATAATATAGCCTGAAACATCTTTTAACTCTACTGTTCCTAACGGAATCTCGAATGCTGTCCAATCAAACAATACGTCGCCAGCGCTGAATACCAAGTTGCCAAGCGCTATATCAGGGCTTATCGCATTAGTCTTGTAATTTTTTGAAATCATTTTATTTTTCTTTTATTTGTTCGTTTTTCTTTGAGCTTCCACCGAAGAAGAAGTCTATTATTGTATTGACTTTAGCACTCATGGCGCCAAAGATTGTTGATATAAAGCTTATTTCAAATTCACCTAAGTCTATTGACTTTGTAACAAAGTAATTAAACATTACAAATGTAATACCAAAGTATGCTACAGTAAATAGTGTTGCTAATACTTTTTGAATAATAGCATCGTCTTTATACATGTCACGCGCAGACTTGCGATCTTCAACTTCTTTTGCAAAAGCCTCACGCTCTGCTTCAAGCATTATTGATTTTAACGCTAGCTTAGCTTCATCTCTTTCTTTGTCAGTCGTGATTACTTTGTCAAGTATACCTTCTGCGTTATCTAAGACTTTACCGAATAAACCTCCTATTAAGTTATTTATCATGATTTTCTAACTTTTTGTTTCGGCCTCAATTTTCTACGAATAGCTTGGCCTAGCTTAGTTCCGTCAGTAGCTCTATCTTCTAACTTACTTATTTTATCTAACTTCCTTTGAGCTTTTTCGCTTTTACCTTCTCTATTTGCTTTTTCAGCCTTATCTTCAAGTTTAGATATTCTATTGTAAATTCTATTTTGTCTTCTCTCGTCTTTCACAGTTTTAAAACCAGGCTCGTTAAAATGATCTTTAGCAGCATCAACGTCTGTGTAACCTTTTATTTCTTTTTTAGCTTCTTTAAAATCTTTTCTAGTTATATCACCAGACTTAAATTCTTTTTTCTTATCCGCTATAAGACGTTTGTTAGATTCTTTAAGGATTTTTTTGTCGTTGTTTTTTTTCAACACTGGAGCAACTGTATCGTTCCCCGGTCTTTCCATTTTAAATGCCATAGTTTTAGTCTTCAAATTCCCAAGGTAATTCTATATCCCCTTCTGGATACATCTCGCCTTCGTAGTTAATATAACCGTCTTTTCTTTCGTACTTACCACCATCCCAATAAACATAATCATCGTCATAATCTACTCTACCGAGCTTCATGTGGACTATGTGTTTCATTTCATGTTGTAGTACTCTGTTGTATTGCTCACTATCTTTTTCTATATCACTGCTGATATATATAAGACCTTCTTTGTGAGCTTCACCCATAACTCCTTCGTCTAAGTCTTTGAACTCAACTCTAATACCACCAACCATATTTTTGTTACCACCTATGGTTAGCTTGTTATCAGTATTACCTCTTCTACTACCTAGTTTAAAAGCCATTATCTGTTTGGGTCTTTTATCATATCGTCAATAGCTTTATTGTAAACCTTATCAGTATATGATTTGTTATTATAGAATACGCTTCGATCTGATACTGGTAAATCTTCTTCTCCTAGTAAGATGCGATATATTCTACTTATAAGTTGGCTGCATTTAAAAGAGGTTTTGAAGACGCTGTATTTAATCGTTGTTCGATTTCGATGACGCCAGACCTCTATCCAGCCTAGTTTTCTTAGTTTATCCCACCGAGTTTTATCCCAGCTCATGGTATAAGTACCATCAATAAATTCTTGTCTTGTAAATCTGTTCTTGCAGTCTAAGTATATTAAGAGTTCAAGATCAGCATCTGTTAACCCGTAAGTCTTACAAGCCCACTTTCTAGTGAGCCTGTAATACTTTAGGATTTGTAATTCACGTAAATCGTGACTAGTTAATCTCAACTGTTATTAAGATACAGTGATTCCGTCAGCCGTCTTCAAGATAGCTTCTAAGAAATATTTGCTTGAAACTCCTGAGAAAGTAATTTTAAACGTGTCACCTTTTTTAAACTTTGAAGCCACAATAACAGCAGCTGTAGTTCCAGTAACAGAAGTGTTGTCACCACCATCGCTAAGAACACCGTCAAAAGAACCAGCTATAGTAGTAGCAGCATTACCGTTGTCAGCAACAGCTACAAAAGAATAGTTTGTTCCAGCTGGTGGAGCCGTAGGTAAAGTAATAGTACTAGCTGTAGTCCCATTAGCAGGAAGTGAAATCAATGATCCTGATTGAGCAACCGTTAAGGCTAGATCGTTTGAAGTAAACGCTCCAGTTATAAAGTTTTGAAACGAACCAGATCCATTGTCTATTGCAATAGAAGTTACACCAGTAATTTCTGGAATTAAATACTTACTATTTTTATCATCAGCAACTATAGTAACACCTGATCTAGCTTCAGCAAAAGCACCAGCTAAAGCTTCTAAAACTGATTCTTCATTACCCGCAGCGCAACCTACAACTACAACGTCGTTAGCTACAGAGGTACCTACAGTTGATGAAAATCTTAAAGTAACCGCTGTTGCAGCGATTGACATTGAGGATAAGTTCCCCGCGTAATTTGCATACGACGAATCTGAGTCGTTATGAAATACTAACATGTTTTGTCCCATTTTTCTTTTTTTTAGGATTAATAAATAATTTGTTTTCGATTTTGTGTTTAAGGATTAAAGTTTATGGTTTATGTTTAATCTACTAGTACAATATCACTTGCCTTTATAACAAAATAAAGTTTATCTTTAAAATGTATTCCGTGGCCAGCGTGCTTGTCGTAATAGACAACATCACCATCGTTTATAAATTCTATTAAATTACCAACAGATACAACCTTACCTTTTAAATATCTGTTATCTTCATCTAAGTCTTCTGTCATGATAAGACCTGCAACTTTCTTTTGCTCAGTCTTAACCTTGTCTACTATAACGTAATGATTAACTGCCTTCATCTGCTCTTGCGTTTGAAATTATACAATCTGCAGAAACAATAGTCATGACAACACTTACTGCATTTTTAAGTGCTGACTTAGTTACTAGCACAGGATCTATGATACCTTCTTCTATCATACTTACTTCACCACCTGTTACTACGTTAACACCTTTTCCAGACTCTTCAGGATAACCTAAAGCTTCAAAGCCAGCATTGTACATAATAGTTTTAAATGGAGACTTAATAGATTCTAGTAATAGCTTTTCGCCTTCTGTTTCAGCTTCGATGTTTTGTGAAGCGTTAAGAAGTGCTATACCACCACCTGGGACTATACCTTCTTTTAAGGCAGCTTTTGTAGCGTATATCGCGTCTTCGATCCTGTCTTTCTTTTCTTTAAGTTCAACCTTAGAGTCTGCTCCAACACGGATAATTCCAACACTACCCGATAACATAGACAGTCTTTGTTCCAACTTCTTTTTAATGTAACCGTTCTTTTCATCTGCAACCATTTTAGCAACATTATCTATTCTTTCAGATATATCTTCGTTTAAATCTTCTACTGTAGTTATAACCGTAGTTCTATCCTCTGTAGTAGTAAATTCAGCTTCACCTAAACAATCAGGCTTTATAAGATCTAAATCATCACCAAGCTCTTCGTTCATTACAGTAGCACCTGTTAGTATAGCAAGATCTTCACATGTATCTTTCTTAGTAGGACCAAAGCCTGGTAAGTCTATAATGTTAACCTTAATGTTACCTTTTACTTTATTCATCATAAGCGTAGCTTTAACTGGTTGTGCAACCGGTGCTACTATCAACAAAGCTCTATTATTTTTTATAGCATACTCTAGTATACCTTGTATTTTACGTACGTTAGGTATTTCAGACATACATATAAATACTAACGGATTATCTAGTTCACATTTATGCTTATCTTTGTTAGTTACAAAGTTTGGCGACGTTAAGCCGCAGTCTATTTGTACGCCATCTACTATTTCTACGTAAGTTTCTTCAGTCTCTGACTCTTCCATTAGCACAACACCGTCTTTTCCTACAGTTTTGTAAGCTTCAGCAATAATATCGCCTAACTTGTTGTCGTTATTGCAAGATATAGCAGCTACATGTTGCAACATATCGTCATTTACGTCTATTTTTACTGAATTTAGGTAGTCATTTACCTTTTCTAGGCCAGAATAAACACCATTTCGCAGATCGCGAGTGGTGCAGCCCTTAAATCTAGGTGAGTTCACTGTATTTAGTAGGGACTCGGCTAATACAGTTGCTGTTGTAGTACCGTCACCGGCCTCTTTAACTGTATTTTTAGCAGCTTCTTTGATTAGTGTAGCGCCAATGTTTTCTACTGGATCGTATAAAACTACACTTTCCGCTACAGTTACACCATCTTTGGTAATAACTGGGTTTCCTCTAGCATCTTCGTACACTACGCACTTACCTGAAGCGCCAAGAGTTAGTTTAACTGCGCTAGCTAACTTAGTTACACCAGCGGTAATTTTGGATTTAGCATCCTCACCAAAGTTTAGTTCTTTGATGAGGAGACTAGGATTGTTGTACTCCATTTGATTTGATTTAATTTAATTAGGTTTGAGTTATTTCTTGAATGTCTTAACGACTTTCGGTCCTTTTGTAGCTTCTAACTTCTTAGAGAAGTGGTCGATGCTTCCGTCAATTGCTGACTCAGCTCCTTCCATTGTCTCTCGGCGTGTGACATCGTGCCACTCTTCGTTTTTAGGGTTAGAAACTTCGGTTTGATAAAATCCGTTAGGCAACTGAGTTATCCTCCAGTTCTCTTTGTTAGCTAAATGTTCCCACTCAGCTTTGGTTTTATCGTTTACTTTAGTTTGACCACCCGTTGAGGTAGTCTGGTAATATAGGTACGTCATAATAATTTGGTTTTAGGTTAATAACGTGGTTAACGGTCTTTCCGTTATTTCTTTTTTCTTCCGAACTTCATTTTCTTTTCTGCAACGGATTTACCGGCATCTCTTTCAGCTGCCAGCTTGTTTA